GGAACATCTCTTACATCAAATGCTCTAATAACTGGTATTTTAGACAATGTATCTGTAGGTTTAATAGGATCTTCTATAATTTTAGCTTTAATTATAGCATAATCTAAAGTATCTATAATATATCTACCTAATCCACCGGTCCATGATCTAAATACATTTTCTGCATGAATAGGATTAATTGCAAAAAAACTGTCATCTCCTACTAATCCATTAAGTGTTTTAGAAAGTAGTTTAAATGTTTCAGATGTATATTCAGTATAATAAAATTTATTAGGTAAATTTTTATCTAATGATTTTGGAACTACTGGTGCATCTCTAAAAAAACTATAGTTCATAAAATTTTCTGCAATAGGTCTCATAGCAGTAGGAATAGGATAAAATCCTTTTGCATTATTTATAAAAAATTGTTTTGCAAACTTACCAAATTCTTGTGGTTCATTAGTTCTTACCCAATCTAAAGTTTTTTCAACAACAGATGCAACCAATGTACCTACCTCAAAAGGTTTTGGAAACCTGTATGGTTTATCATTTATTTTAAAATACCAGTAATTTTGTTTAATCCATTCCTCTTGTTCTTTATAATCTTTATCATCTTTATTTAACATATAAAAACCTATTGTTGGTATTACAATGTAAGCACCAATCATAGCAGATGTTCTGCCGGGTTGATCTCTAAATGCTTCATATACTCTTGTTAAACCTTGAACTCTTGCATTCCAAAAAGGAACAAGTCTATTTATATTTGCACCTAGTGATCCTCGTTTAGCATAGTCTAAAAGATTTCTAGCTTCAAACCCTCCTCTTTCAAGAGCTTGTTTTTCTGTTAAACCTTTTTCAACAGCTTTTTTATAAGTTTTTTCAAAAATTCTAAATCTTGTCATTTCCTCTGACAATCTTGTTAGTGCTTTAAATGGAGCTAATATACCTCTGTCTGAATTTCTTATTGGTCCTTTATTTAATATGTCAAAAACTTTACCATCAAATATATTTGGTTTATCAACAGCTAATAATGTAGATTGCATACCACCAGATTTGACATATTTTTTATACATTGCCATAGCTTTTTTATTATTACCTTTTGTAATAATATTAAATGCACCAATAATTGAATCTTGTATTGGAATAAAACCAACTTTATTTAAAAAACTTGCTTGCATAGTATCTCTAAAAAAGTTAGGTACAGCAAAATCTGGTATTAATATTGCACCAGCTCTTAATGTTCTTGCAGGAGCACCAACATAATGTTGCCACATTGCACCAGTTTGTTGATCCATTGTTTTAAAAGCATTTGCTAAATCAACACCTACATCCCAAGATTCTGTTTTACCATCTCTTTTAATAAGTATTTGACCTTTATCTGTAGCTGTAAATTCTTGTCTAAATATTGTAAACTCGCTTACAGCTTTGTCTGACATTTTATCTATTTCTGATTTTTCAAAAAATCTTTCTAATTCTTTTCTTTGAATTTTTATAGGTTTTAACTTTAGTGGTGTTTTATCAATATAAGGATATGGATCTGGAGCATTAACTGCTTTAGCTTCGCCTTTTTTTTTTGCTATAAAATCTATAAAATTAACTTTAACTTGGTTTCGTTCTGCAAGGTTTACAATTTTATTTGTATTTTTTACAATAGCATCTAAAGGTGGAAATACTCTTTCCTTGCTTCCTTTAATTCTTTTGAATGGATTTACTGATCCTTCAGTATAACCTTTTTTACCATCTTTAGGTAACTCTCTTGCAAATGTAACATAATTTCTATTTGCTTCTGTCATTGCAATAAAAGCATCTTTAGATATTAAACCACCATCAACCGCATATTCTAAAAGATGTCTTTGATATGTGTCTATTTTTTTAGCAACTTCTTCAAATTGTAATTTGTATTTTTTAGTAAATGCTTTTGCAGTAGCAATATCAAATCCTGTTTCAATACCTCTAGCATTTAACTCTACTGCTCTTCTATTTGTAAGATAAGTTTCAAATAGTTGCATTTCATTTTTACCTTTTTTTATAATATCTGCTGTTATATCTTTTAATCCTAAACCTTTGTCTGCTAATGTTTTTCCATTTAAAGTATTATATTCAATAAAGTATGCAGCTCTGTTTGGCATACCTTCAAGTATTCTTGTTTGTTCATATAAATTTAATTTTTCTAAACCAGTTTTAGTATTTACTTTTGCTTCTCTTAATGCTTCTAGTACAGGATATTTAGTATCTATAGCTCTTATAATAGATTCTTTTTTAACTATTGATCCCATTTCTTTTAATCTTTCAACAGTAGGTATTTCTACTTTAGGTTTAAACGCAATATTTTCTGCAGCTTTATTTGCTAATTCATCTTTAAATAATTGTTCTGGTTTTTCTGGTTTTACTTTTTGTTCTACAGTTTTTCTATCTAATAATTTTTCATAAGCTCTTACATAATTTCTTGAAGCAACATCTTCTAATATTGTTTTATCAACTAAAGAATCTTTAAATACTTGATTAGGTTTTTTACCTGTATCTATAAATATTTTTTTAGTTCTATTCTCCATAGTTTTTTTAGGCTGTACTGCACCTAATGCACCAAACATAACTGCAGAATAACTAAACTCTCTTAATGTTGGAAGTTGTTGATTAAGTATTGCACCAGCTCCTTCAAATGCTGTAAGTTGTGATGCTACTCTTGTTAAGTATCTGTCTGCAAGTTTGCCAACAAAAGGTAATTTTAATTGTGGAGCAATAGCAGCAGTTGCAAATATAGTTCCTTGTTTAGCACCTTCAATAATTCCATCCTTTAAAAAATTTTTTACTATTTCAACTGGTTGTCCATAAGATTGTTGTTCTAATGATTTTAATAATGTTTCTCTTGCAGCACCCGGAATAGCACCTGCAGTAAATGCACCAGCTATAGGATTACCTGTTGCAGCTGTACCTCCTAAAAAACTTAAACCATATATAGGTAGTTCTGTACCAAGTGTTAAACCTCTTTCTAGTAAACCTTCAAACCAAGTATAATCTTCTGGTTCTTCTTGTGTAAATGCTTCTGATAAACCTCCATCAGTAGCTAATCTATATGTCATATCATATAGTGTTTTACCCCAACCTCTTTTTAATATTTCATCTCCATCAAATTCTTTACCTACTACTATTTCTTTTAGAGATGGAGCATCAGCTTGATCTATTTTTGATTGATATAATAATTCATCATCTGGTGATATAGATTCTTGTGTATAGTATTCGTTTTCTAATTCAGCTTTTACACTATTAAAATATTCTTTATTAGAATTAGTATCTGTAGCAACTACACCAAACTCTTCTGATATTTCTGCGTTACTAAATCCAGCACCATTTAATTTTAATACTTTATCTTTTTTCCAATTTTGTATTTCTGTTTGGCTAAACCCACCTTGTTGTAGTAATGTTTCTTGTTCAGCTAACTTCATATTAATTAAATTGGAAATGTATCTGTTAAAAGTTGATATATTTTTTCTGCAGCATTTTGTCTTTTTCCTAAACTTCCGGGTTGTGGTCTTTCAAATATATCGTGAAATGCTTTTGTAATTTTTAAAATACTTTTTTCATTTTTAAAAATATTTTGTAATTTTATTCTATTTCCTGCTCCAATATCATAACCTATGCCTTCATAAATATTATCTAAAACATAATCAATTTGAGATTCTGCAGAATCTTTTTTATTAGTATTTTTTAAATATTTAAAATATTCTGTTCTATGACCTTCACCATCTGCTACATCTGTAAACTGAAATAAACCATAACCTTTTCTTTTTCTTGTAGTATTTTCTTCTTGATTAAAATTAAATTTTTCACCTTCTGCAAACATATTTCCTAAAATAGCAGCACTTGCTTCTGGAGATATTCTTTTAATTAAATAATTATTAATACTTTTAATATTATTATTTTGTTCAAAATTGGCAAATTTAGGTTCAGCATTTATATCTAAACTAGAACTAGCATCATCTATGTTAATTGTTTCTATTCTTTTTAAATATTCTTCTGCATTTTCTCCTTCAATTCTTGGAGGTCCATCAATAGTAGAATTATTTTCTGCAGCCATATCAACAATAATGCTACCCAAATCTGAAGTTTTAGGTAAATAATTTTTTATATCTTTAGCAATATAATTTTCAGAAGTGTAGCTTAACAAATCATTTGGTTGAACACCTTGTGCTAATCCATTTAA